AAATTATCAGCAGCCAAATTAATTACATACATAATATGGCCAACATCATTTTTATATAAATATCCAGTAGAACCAGATAAATCCGTAGATTTATCTAAAATAGTATCTATTGATTCATTGCTAATCTGTGCTGATAAATCTTGACCTGATATTTTGCGAATACCGCCCATCCCATAATTTGTACGACTAAGCCATACAATCATACCAAATCCAACCGCAACACTTCCTAGCGCATTGCAGCCATATTCAATAGTAGGTTTTTGAGGACGAAATGGTAAAGTTGGAGAGCTTGCCACGTACCAGACTTCTGTGGATCGTTGTCCCATGATATATAATCTGCCATTTAACGTTGCATAGGCAACAATAATGTCTGATTCGAGGTCTAAACTAAAAAAGTCATTTGCCCCCCAACTTAATCCATTACCTTGCGCTGAATAATATGATTCTTTTGATTCCCCTTTATTGACAATAAATCTATTGCCTAAAACCGCAACTGTAGATGGTGACGTAGGAAAACCAGGGGATGTTATAACTCCAAAACTACCTGTAGTTAAATCATACAAATATCCATTGACACCATCTACAAAAATAACTTGCTGATTATTATCAGCAATAGCAACCGGGCCAGTCTCGGTATTTAATGTCCCTAGCACAAAATGATTAAATTGCGGCAAACCTTCTTCGTTATAATCAGCCGTAATCATAAAAACCGTATCTTTTATCACCTGAAACATTTTATTGTCTAAATAATAAGAAGCGCGACCACCTTTGTTAGTGCCACCGATATTAAACTTTAATCCTCTGTCTATACTCAAACCTTCCCGTGGAAATAATGCTTTGCGTTGAATTGCTTCAGCATTTTGAGTAAAAAACATATTAGTAATAGATTGAGGAGTAAACTCTGAATATTCAGATTTTTCTGTCCCACCAATTATGTCAAAAACTCTATTTAAATTTGGCATTTTAAATCACATTAAGAGCGTTTATATTATGTCGATACCGACCCTGCCGAACAAAAAGACTGTCGTCTTTTAATTCCAAATTTTTATCACTATTACCTCTCACATCTTCTAAAGCTTGCTGGTAAATGTCTTCGGCTATCTCAGACCAATTAGAACCGCTTAATTCTGACGATAAATGTCTAGCTAACGCATAAATCAAAAACTTATGATAACCAATAGGAATTGCTGTTAATTCTGAGGTTAAATCTAATTGATCTAATATAAATTTACCTTTAACTATACATGTATATGTTTTATCGGGCTTTGGTACAAAAGATAATATGGATTCGCCAACATCTAATTGTAAATAACAATAAGTCGGTCTCTGTGTTAAGGTATTATCTCTTTCAAAATCATAATAAAGCTTGTCTGATTCAATTTGCACCACATAGCTATGATCGCCATCAATTAAATTCACATATTTTAAAGAAACCAACCTTCTGTTTGTTACATCTGCCGCTACCTGATCTGAAATAACATAGTCTGCCTGACCAATCACCAGAGGAAAGCTTATAACATGGTCGTAAGAAATTAAATCTGGCGAAACCGAATAACTATCTAGCAATAAATTTAAATTATATAAACCTTCTACAATATAATCTTGAGGTAAATTGCGATCTTTAGCATTATAACCAATAATCCTATATGCTTTTTTAATAAGCTGGTCTGCCGTTCTTGTAGTAACCGCCATTTGCCCTCTCTCTTTAAAAAGCAGAAAGGGAAACAGCTCCCTTTCTGCTTTAAACATCTATTAAGACATAGTCCTAACAACTTGAGTCCCAATCCATAAATAACCCACAAGAATATCAACACGCATACGGTTAGTACTATTTGCAACATCTGCATCTTTACTAACTCGCAATGACAAGCCGCTTTTAGCATCTTTAAATACAGAACTATCTGGAGAATCAAGCGGTGCTAGCGGAGGAGTAACTATGTATAGACCATTTTCGCTATATGACAAGTTAATATTATGATTTACTTGTATAGCAGTTCCATCCACGCCATTAATCGTTACAACACCGTCTTCAGGGACTGCATTTGTTACGTTTTGATTTGGATTATTAGTATCACTAATAATCGTCGGAGAAACGGTAACGGTTGCTAAACCACCGGCCGTAGAATCAGCATCAGCTTGAACAACAAATTGCATGTTTCTACCGGTAGTTGCTCGGGTAATTCGATTTACACTTTGAACACCAGTAATTTCCAAAACATCCCCAGCCTTGATGATTCCAGTTTTACTTGCTGTTAATCCTTTCAAAACGATTGTTGAACCAGAACTTACAGCCGCATTAACTTGAATACTACTAGCCGTCAAGACATCATCTTTATATGGCTGGTGAACAGCTATACTTTGATCCATCATAATATCAAAATAAGACAATCTGCCTAATCGAGATTGAAGACTGATTTCTTGATTTAATGTAGTATTGAACGAATTCTGCAATGAGGCCTTTAGCTCGGTTGCGTCACCAGCGGTTATAGCCAAATACCATGGCTGTGCCGGAGCAATGCCGCGACCAAACATTATAGCCCCTGCCGTATCAACTGTTTTAAACGTGCTAATTGCTGTTCCAGGCGTACCAAGGTGCATATATGATACAGTTTCAGCATCTGCCGCAATATCCTTATTGATTTCACCGACAAGTGCTCTAACTTGGGGTAAAAATATTTGTTCTTTCCAGTTATCTGCCCCAACCTTTGTTGAGAAATCAACTGTATCATATTCTACATAAGTAGAATATAAATCCTGCAAAGTTAAAGTTTCGTAAGTTTCTTTAATGTCTTTTGCAACTACAGAATTCCCGCGTTGTACAATTGCCCCATTATCTAATCTTATATCAACAGATGTTCCAGGCTTATATGTAGCGTTGGTAAACATCCCTTCATATTTGTGATTAGCTGTTGCGTAAAATGTATTTGCGAGAGAAAATTCAACAGCCGCTTCTTTGGAAAGGAGCGTACTGTTAATAAATGTATTAGCCATTTTCTTTGTCTCCTAAATTTACCACCTCCTCTCTTGTTTACGCAATGCTTTTAAATCTTCAAAAGACATCCTCGACGGATCTTTCTCAATATAACCACTGCTTTTAACTTGAGTGGGCGGCTCGGCTGCTGGTTTTGCAGGTGGTTTCATCTGCTTAAATTTATTATCCAACAACACGATTTCTTTAAATTGCTCATTCGGAGATAACTTAATGATGCGCTCTACCTCGCTTCGGTTGTATTTACCTAAATGGTAAACAAACTCATCGGCCTTATCACTTAACGCCGCGGCTTCCAGCATGGTTTGTGTAAACGGCAAATTTCCAACTATTTCCCTGAAATCCTCAAATTTATTTAATCCCGCTGCTAATTTATCTTTAATCTTCTGTTCTTTGTCAGTCTTCTGCTTTTTTTCGTCTTCTTTCGCCTGTATTTCGGCGGCTTGCTGTAATTTTAAAATTACACGCCCCTCAACACTATCTATCGGCACAACTTGGCCTGAAAACGGGTCAATAAGCTGCGTTTGTGGGTCGTAATCAACTTTATCCGGCTGCGTCCCTGGCTGCTTAGTTAATTTATTTTCTAGCTCCAATACCCGCAAACGCTGGTTATTTAATTCGCTTTCTAGTTGCTCAGCACGCCGCTTAGATCTTTCTACACGATCTTTCGCCCATATTGGCAACCGATTTGGCGGTGAATCATCATTCTCATTATCATCCGCACCTTGTGTTGATTCTTCACTTTCTGTTGCTGCCTCGTTTTCTTCAGCATTTGCAGAAACTTCCTGATCAACATTTTCTGGTTCAGTTTCCGCCTGACCTGCGTAATTTTCTGCATCTTCTTGCGCGCTTTCTTGCTCCGCAAGATCAAATACATTTTTAGTTTCTGTCATACTTTCACCGTGTATTTACGTAATAAATTAACCGTTTTAAAAAAACGTAGATACTGTTGACCGCCGTATAAAGCGTAATGGGATTATAAGAGCTTATAATCTATATTAAGTGTACAACAAAAATTCAAAATGTCAAACATTTTTTAAGCTTTATTTAAGCTTTTCCTAAGGCGCGAATAACCGCCGTTTCTTCTTCTCGCATTGCCCTGTCTTCTTCTGCTCTTAATTTAGCCGCCTCTAGCACTCCCTTGGTTTGCGCTTCTTCTCTATTCGTTTGTGCGTTCATCATATTTGCTAAGGCATCTATTTTATCAGACAATGCTTTCATCTGGTCGTCTTGAATTTTTTGCTGTGCAGCAGTTTGTTGCAATTGAATATTTTGTTGCGCTAATTTTTGGGATTGTCTTTCAACGTGGCTTGAATTTCTGGCGGCAAGGTTAATTGTGCTCGCGTTGCTATATCAGAGGAAATATTAGAATTAAGAGCTTTTGCCGCCAGATCCTGTACAACATTCTGCATTGATGGGAACGAAGACGCATAAGCCAATATGCGTTGATATTCTTGATCCCGCTGGGCCGCAAACGAAGATGATATTTTTACGCATACTTTATAATCCCCGTAATTGACGTCATTTAGCATTTTGTTTGTAAGTGTTGGTATATTAATCTCGGCTGAGAATGAACTACCGTTTTCTTTTGTGCCCATTATTGTTGTGTGATCTGTATACAAGCCTCTAAAAATTGACAATAAAACACGAGCAGTTTGCTCTACCGCTTCGTTAGCATTGTCAATATAGACAAAACTACTTAGGTTTCCTTGCGTAATACGAATATTTTCGGCTTTGCCGGATAAATCTGTACTAGACGCCCCTTGATTAGAATCAAAAACACCCAATGTTGATTTAATGTCTTCTTCGGCACGCACTTGCAAACCAATTAATTGAGGATTAATTTGTGACGGCGCTTGTTTTTCCGGCATTCTACCCGTTTTTGGATCGGGATTAGCCAATAATGCGCCCTTGCGTTTTCTTTTGTCTTTCCATTGCTTCTCGAAATTTTTAATATTAGCCGGCGTTGCTAAATAATCCTCTTTAGTAGCATCTTTAATGCCCTGAACTGTTTCAGATACTACAAAATTTTCAAACTTTTGAGCATCTATTGCATCCTTGTGAAAAGATTGTACGTGTTGACGATCATCTAAATCATAACTATTGCCGTCTACATAAATAATTGGTAATTCTTTTCCTGCAAACCTTTTTCGCTCTAAAATTCTATCTCCGATTAAAACATAATTATAAATTATATAATCCTTTGCCTTTCTTTTTTGTACAATCTCAAGTTGTTTCTGTAATTCAGAAGTATTATATTCCGGATTTTCCTCTAAAAAATCTGTCATTTTCTTATATTCTTTTTTGTCAACCGTTTGATCGTTAGCTAATTTATAAAGTTCAACTCCAAAATATTCTTTTTCATAATAATCAACAAGCGTAACATTTTTAGAATCGCCCCATCTGAATTTTGTATCTAAATATGCCGGCATATCTGATGTTTCCGGCGCATCAAAACCATATATTTTTTTGAATTCATCTTTTGAAAGCTCATAATGTCTGAACGCATAATCACCATCACATTTTGTAAGTTCTGTTGCAGCCGGATCCCAACCGCAACGAGCCGGATTCTCTATCCGTATAATTTTTGCATCTTGATTGAAACTTTTAGCGTCCACATAATCATAAGTAACCGCAATCGCGCCAAAACCACCTATTGTTGAATTATCAAAGCCTTTCTGAAAAGCTCGCTTTGCATTAGATTCCTCAAATTTACTACGTAGCCAGCATTCGTAAATATTTGCCATCTCTTCATTTTGAGAATCTCGTTTACCAGAAGGGCTTACTTCAACTGCCGGTGTGGCCGCTCGATATTCCGCGGATAGCCTACGTTGATACGGAGCTATTTTATTGATAGTAAGCGCAACTTTACCTAGTATCTGATATTCTGCTAAAACATTCTCTTCCCATTGACTCCCGTATAAAAATGCCTTGCTAGCACGCGCATTATCGATATTTTCTCCTGCGCTATGAAAATAATTTTCGATATTTTTTTTGATGTCGGCAAGCCGCTCTTGATCAGAAAGAGATTCAGTATTTTGATTAAGTCCATCCACTATTTAGCCCCATTTCGGTAAATTGGGACAGATCCACAGAACTCTTTTGTACCACATTTCCCGTAAAATGTAAAGCTCCATATTGGCAACAATCGTGAATATCTGAAATAGGGTGACTTTTTTCTGGCTTTTCTTTGCGTGACTTATCTTCACCAATCACGCGCACTTTTTTAAATTTATATTCCCCGTTAAATCCCTCCCGCAAAACAGGACAACCAATCTTTGATACTTGAAAACCAGGCGAACCTGAGCTCATACGATTTAAAAAATAAATAACAGATTGAACGCGCGGCTCAACTTCGTTTGTATCTGCTTTTAATAGATCAACTCCAAGATTTGAAAGTGCCGCAGTTTCGCGCTCAGTAATAGCTGGATCACCAATCCATACAATTTCTATTACATTCCTTTCGTCAGCTGAAAACGTAGAATTTAAATAACTTAAAACACTATTTTCGACAAGTTCCTCTAAATACATGCGCTCCGTAACAAATTCTTTGATTGCGAAATATTGGCCGTTATAACATTGTTGAATAAGAGCAGCCGGAGTAAACCCACCGTCTAGCGTAATAATTAGCGGCTCTGATTTATTAAATTCAATCTCATCAACTGTATGTATATCATCATTGTATTGCGGATAAACAGGTTCTCCGTCTGCAACAATACCCCAAAACCCTTGGCAATAAACATTAATAAATTCTTTGGTCGCGCCTTTTGAGAGATTTAAATAATAATCCTTTGGCACACCAATCCCGTAATTGTCACAATCAGGATTGGGATAATATGTCCCATCTTTTTCATTAATTAATAATCCTGGCGGTTGTTTGAATAATTTAAATTCAGCAATGCGGTCAGACTCGAATAATCTATAAACAAAATGACGCGTATTCGTTGGGTTGGTATCGGCATGAATACCATACCAGTAAGGAACTTGCAAATGTAATGTTTCACCGTTTGGCAATTGAATATCTTTTTCGTACCATTTCGTAACCGTATTTTCATCTATCGACTCAAATTGAGGATATCTGCCGAGACGACCAGGCAATGATTGCAAACCTAAAAGTGGAAATTCTGATAGCTCATTTATAAATGCAGATGTAGCATTATAAGATTTAAATTTGTGTACATCATCACTATTGTTTACCGGTATAAACCATACTTCTAGATCAATTACTCCATAACCATCATTAAAAATGTGATGAGCATATAGCTCATTACCAGTTTTAAAATGAGCCTCCCCCAATGTTTCGCACCAAGTCATCCACGAATCAAACACACCTTTTTTGAGCTGATCGAACGTGTTTCGAAATATAAGCTCGCGATATCTTCGTATACCGTCTTTGCAGTACGGCATTTTAGATGCGTTAAATATAATCTCCATGCAATTTGTTGATGTTTTGCCAGATCCGAACGGCCCCATTAATAATTTTACACTTGGATCTGATCGGTGGAATGCTAGCTGTGTTTTGCTCGGCACATATTTTTTTGGATTCTCACCTAGAAAATCAATTGTATATTTTTGATAATCAATAAGGACATGTTGTAACGAGCCGGCTTTTAATTGTTTTTCTAGTTCTTCAAGTTTTGCGTAGGAAACCCCCATTTATTTTGTGCGTCCAGCTTTCTGATAAGCAGCAGCCTGCGCAATTCTCAAAGCATCTTTTTTATTGCGCGGCTTAGTATTGCCGATCTTGCCGGTCTTTTCATATGATCGCATCATTTCCTGGATGTTAGAGCTTATTGTTGCTTGTGATTTACCTGATTTTAGTGGCATTATTTATTATCCTATTTTTTTCATTAATTTAATCTTTTCTTGCTTTAATTGCGCCTGTTGCTTTTCCCATTTATCCCATTTCTCTGTATCCACATAAAAATAGAGACGATTTACTTTTCGACCATTTAGTTCTTCGCCTGTATTTTCGTCTGTTCTATATGAAAACATATCGTTTTCAATCATCTTATCATCTGGACAACCCCACACAATCGTTCCAACCAAAACATCTTTATAAAAAATCTGTTTGGCACTTGCTCCGAAACGTTCTAACCTAATCTCGTCGGATATATCAACTAGTGACATTTTTTTTACTACTTGTTTTTAATGGTTTCCACGGATGGCCGCGTAGCTCCATTTCTGCTAAGCTCATTCCTGTTCTTTCATCAAGCGTATCATATGTTACACTTTCGATAGTAATAGGGAAAAAACCATCACCACGGTAACATTTGTTTTCCGTGACAGCTTTCCTTACTTGTTTATATAAATCTAATAATATTTCTCTAATATAATGCTGCATAGTAAAAGGTGTATCATTAGCAAAATCGAGATTTAAAATTAGATTATTTTGAGCAAGATGTTCCGTAATTTTTAATATTCTGTCTAATTTAGCCGAATTTTCTTTTAACGTTGGTTTGCGAGCCATTTTAATATTATTTCTTACGCCCAGATTTACTAGCTTTTTTTGTGCTTGCCGGAGCAGCCTTACCACCTTTCGCGCGAATGATCTTATTAGCCTTACGTTCAATTTGCAGCAATTGCGACTTGCTTAAGTTGCCTTTTTCATATTCTTCTTGCGCTCGCGCTTTTGCGTTTTGTGCGTGCGCCTTGTCCGGCATCGGATACGCCCCGCGTGGAGCACCGCCTTTAGGCCCCTTCTTGGCTTTACTCGGTAACCCGTATTGACTCGCCGGTATTTTCTTGCGTTTCGCCGTTGTTAGTTTCGCCACCTTGATTGTCCTCCGTTTGTTTATTATTATCATTCGCAAGTGCAGCATTACGTGCAGCAGCGTTTGCTCCGTTATTTTTTTGCATAGTAGCAACTTTCTCAAGCTCGTTAATACGTTTTTCGTGCTCTACAATTTGATAATGCGACGTTAAACTTTGTGTGAGTTTGGTGTAGCCATCGACTGAAATATGACCGCACGCAAGCATTTCGTCAAGCTCTAGTTGCTTTTCCGCGTGTGTTTTATTTGGGAATTCATCAGACAATGGCGGAGCATATTCTTTCCATCCGCCACGAGTTTTCATCACAAAAATCATCAAGTTTGTGTCGCCTTGCAAAGCCTTTGCAATCAGCGCGTCTGAGACTTTTTCAATCGTCTCAATATAGCATCTTTGGTATATCTCTCTAAGTTCTGGCTTGCGAAAAAACGTACGTCTACACATACCGCACGCTTTAGCTATCATTTCCGCGGTCATGCCGGCTTTTGCCATCCTTTCGGTGATAGCTTTATGTTCATCAGTGATGATTAATTCAGCTCTTCCCATTTTAATAAAGTGCCTTTTTTGTAGTGATCCTGAGCGTAGTATACCACATGTTGCGGTAGTGTCAAGTTTGAAGGTATTTGCAAAAATATTCCCACTTGACAAGTTCATACGTAAGAACTACAATGACATTGTAATCAAATTGATTACAGGTTTAACAAAAATAACAAAAAAGGAGATTATCATGAAAAAACAACTTACTAGAGAAGAATTCAAGAAACTTCACAGATTAGCACGTCGCGGTTGTTGGGGTGCTGTATATGCTACAACAGATTCGCGCGAATGGATTTGAGCAATATGGATTTGAGCAATGCAAATTTATATAACGCAAGCTTAGTACGCGTGAATTTAACGAGTGCTAATTTAAGTTGCGCAAATTTATATTGTGCAAACTTGAATTTTGCGAATCTAGCTCACGCTAATTTGTGCGGTGCTAATTTAAGTTGCGCAAATCTAACTAATGCAGATTTGAAAAACGCTGATTTAAGCCATGCTAGACTAAACAATACTACCTTAATTAAAGCCAATTTGAGTGGTGCGGATCTTAGCGACGCCATGTTATACGAAACAAAATTTTAGGAGAAAAACCATGAAAATTAAAAAAATTATTAGGCAACATCGCCGAGATTTTACGGCAATCTATGAATGTGAGCATTGTGGATTTACTCATAAAAGTTACGGATATGATGATACAAATTTCCACAAAAATGTAATACCAAACATGATTTGTGGGCAATGCGGGAAAAAAGCAGATATTAATTATCGTCCATTGACTACAAAATATACAGATAAAGCAATTATTTAAGGAGTAAAAAATAGCGTTAACGCCGTGGATTGACTAAATATGAACTTTTACACGACAAAACAAGCAGCACATATTCTCGGGATTTCGACGGGGATGGTCTGTCGCCTTTATCGAGAAGGCAAGTTAACGGGCCTTAAAGTCAATCCTCGTTGTTTACTTATACAGATTGATGATAAGTTTGATTTTTTGGTTTTACTGAAAAAGAGGAAAGATGGCGATATTTGATTAAAAGCGATTTAAGCAACTTTTTTATTTGGTGGCTATTTGGGGTAGGCTAACCGCTAAAAAACGTCGCTACAGGCACAGGATTGCGTTTGATTGGCATATATGATACGATTGAATATCCTGAGAGCGGCATTTCTGTTAAACCTGTAGTAGCTTATAGCATTTTCTTCCCTCTCAGGATTTTTTTCTGAAGAATATTGCTATTCTTGGTAAATGATAGGGACGTGTTCCGACAAAAACGCGTTTTATAACTTCAAATTGAGTTGGATCTGGGTTTGGCATTAAAAATTTGTGATAGATGATAAGCAATCCGCCGGGCTTTAATAATTTATTACATTCCGCCGTCCATTTTTTATAATTTAGAGGAGGTGTGCCATATAGCTCTTTTGCTTCTTGATTCGAATACGGTGGATCAGCTAATATTGCATTGAATGACTCTGGCAATAAATATTGGCTTATTTCGTGGGCATCACAGCACAAATCCGGATTAACTTTGTCGTTTATATCAATTCTAAAGCCGTATTTATTCATTCCGCAAAATAGATTTAACAATTTAAGCGGATGGTTATTTAGCAAATCTTGGGCTAGATCTAAAAGCCATTCTTCACAATGCAGTGGCATACCACCTTGATAATGATCGCGTTTAGGACGAGGCAATAGCCAAGCAAGGTTTTTTTCTTGAGTTAAACTCTTATAAGACATATATAATGTTAGCTCGATCTATCACGATTAGTCCACCCTCTTAAAGTTATCCACAATTAAAAAAAGAAAATCCGTTAAAAATTCTTTATTTCTTTTAATACTTAAAATTATATATTTATGGGGGACATATATGTCCTGGGTGGTAGGGACATATGTGTCCTGGGTACAGGACATATATGTCCTGGGTGGTAGGGACATATGTGTCCTGGGCTGTGGATAACTTTTGCTCGCATCTGTGGATAACTTTTTACGGTATTTTGAGTTTTTTTCCTTTCGCAATTTGACCGATAAAATAGTCGTATCTATCGCGCACTTTTTCTTTTAGTTTACGAATAGACAGATTCTCCCGGTCAAACCGCAAAATTTGACGCCATACGTTCCACGTCAACGGATGGTCTAGCTGCATTCCCAAGCCATCTTTAAACAGCTTATCTAGACTGGGCTGTCCAAATGGGATTTCTTTTGCGCTCTGAATATCGGCGCACTCTTCCAACATCCATTTGTGTACTAATATATAATAATTGCTAGAATGTCCAGGATTTAACTTTAGCTCGATTAATTTTAAGTCTGCTAAATTTTTAATGTATCGTTGCGCTTGTTTACGTGTTACGCCTAATTCGTTAGCTAAAATTTGGAGGCGAGGAAAACATTGCCCGCTACGTCCGTGTGATATTAATTGAGCATAACATAGTTTAGTTCCCGCACAAATTTCAGAAGCTGATCGTTTTAGTAGCCAGCGAGGTACTAATATGCCCTCCTGTTTTCGCGCGGGATTTATCCTCAAAATTTTACTCCTAAAAAAAAAGTCTTAGTTGGTCACTCTTGTGCGAAAACCAAGATGCAGCCCCGTTTGCTGAAATTGGATAGAGAGCGACCAACTAAGACTTTTAGCAATAGCATCTGATTTTCGCGATTGCATTATTGCACAATACTAAGTAAAAATCAATAAATTATTTTTCCCGTCCCGAAAATAACCCGACTATAACCGACTATAACCGACTATAACCGAAAATAACCGAAAATAACCGTCCTCAAATTTCTATACTTGACATATTCTTATAAATTTGTTAATATATACATGTATAATCATCTTTGTTTATACGGTTTGAAACATGATAAAAAGGAAACGGCGGGAGTACCCCAATGCTTCCGCCGACATAAATTCTCAAAATGAACAAATCGAAACAAAAAGTATAATTTTTCTTGACA